AAGATCGAGACCGGCATTCTTTAGCCGATCACGAATCATACTTCCTAAACCAAGCTGAGCATAAACGTTTAGACCCGGTTGAGGTCTGATACCTCTTAGGGTTTTAGCGTTCTTTGGCACCATACTATTACGGTCGCCAGGCGTTAGAGTAACATCATACAGGTAGGTTTCCTCGGTTTCTTTGAGTTGTTCATCAAAGATATCTGGGGCCTTTCCTGACAGAGCCTCAAGCCATGGTACGCTGCCAGAAATTAGCATCGCACCAAAGGGTAGAAAATACTCTGTGGCTGAAGGTTGACTACATATCTTATCATAGTCGATAATCCCCTTCTGATCTGTGGCCTTTCCGGGCCCAAACCGACACATTTCTTCCCACCTGTTGGGATCGAAGGTATCTAAAACGCGTGCAATGTCAGCCTGCATCTGAGTAATTAGATGCAAGTATGCTGAGTTCCCCGAATCGGGGGCGGCACACGCTTTTCGAAGTCGACGATTTGTACTGCGGCATGAATCTTCCGCCGCAGCATCCGCCTGTTTACAAGCGGCTTCCGGATCTAGGTCAATATGAACAAAATTAGGCCACTTCGCAAGAAGCGCGGTGGCTTGATAGTCGTCCATAAAAGCTTGACCTCCCGATTGACTGTAATCGTAGTCTTTCGGATTACACTTCAAGTTCACGAGCTGTGCGAATTCCCCATATTTCAACATGAGGGCACAGGTAAGTGAGCGAGGGGTGTTAAGACCGGCCCAAAACTGGTTGGCAACATCGAGATACATCTTTTCGGAGATCTGAAAAGATGAGGCAGCCTCTACAAGCGCGTCAAGCTTTTCGCGCCTGGACATATTAAATGTCGCCGGAGATATACTTTTCCGGTTACGAGGGCGAGCGACGGACTTCCGTTGCTTCGGGTTCATGATTAGTCCTTAGCCTAGCCGGAGATCGACTCGCCAGTTACAATCATCGTCTGGATGGGCGTAAGCCCAAGCATGGCGGCGACACTGTAAACTAGCTCGTTTTTCTCGGCGGTGGTGGACTTCTCATTCACCTTCGTCTCGATGGAGATACTGTTGATGTATTTCACAGCACCCGTCACAGCATCAATTGACGGGATCGTGATCTTGCCTGCCACCTTCTCGTACTCAGCAACTGTAGCACGCTTGAGTACGGAAGCGCGGCGGATGCCGACAGTGGTCCCCTGGTCGCGGTTAACCCACGACGCGTAAGTACCAGTCTGCACACGCTCCGGGACGTAAGTCCTGTTAGCATTGGCGGAATCTTTCAGGATAATGTTGGCAATAGCTGCCATATGACACCTCTATAATGAAATGGTAATTGAACTTTCATTTGAACCGTTGTGTCACGAGCGAAATAGCATCAAGCGCTCGATTAACATTGAGATCAAACTCAAGCCTGAATTGTGCGGGTGTGAACCCTACACGAGTTCGAGAGAACCTTCTCTCGACGATATCTCCCGAATAATACGTCGGGAGTGGTGAGTTCACGAGATATACGCCTCCTGGTGCTTTCTGGACACCCGTCCAGTACACAACCATTCGACTTTCAATCTCGCGGCAGATCCAGCCGTCTACGCAGCTTTTACCAGCAAAGGCATTAAGTCCCTGCAGGCATTCACCGACGTTCG